ACGTCTATGAGCAAGATCAGAAAAGCTGTGAATGTGGCAAAGAACTCTTTAACGATCTTTGGAGATGTTGTACTCCAAGTCGTTGCACCTCCAGCTACAAAGGTAGCTAATAAATTAAGCGAACTATCGGAGAGATTTTCAAAATTGTCTCCAAGTACGCAAAAATTTATTGTAAAAGCAGGGATGATTGTGGCAACAGTTGGACCAGCAGTAGCGATAATAGGAACCTTAACAACAAAAGTAGGAGGGCTGATTGGAAAAGCAAACAATCTATACGCATCCTTCCAAAAGGCAAGCTCAATATCCACATTCATTGGACCTGGTGGAAAAATTGCATTAGTACTGGGAGCAATCGCGATCGCAGCAGTGCTGGTATATAAAAACTGGGACAAGATCAGTGCTGGAGCTAAAAAGATGAAGACGGCAACAGTAAAAGCACTGAATGCATGCGGTGTAGATACAAAAAAACTTGGAAAAACAGTAAAAAAAATTGGGAGCATGGCTGCATCTGCCTTTAAAACAATTGGAAAAGGCGCGAAAGCAACGCTTCCGTTTTTTCGAGGTGTTGCAAAGTATGTAAGCGGAGCATTTAAAGCAGTATTTGGTACAGTATTCCCATTCATAATCGCGAGAACAGCCGGATGGTTGAAATCAACACTCGATATTATCCATGGAGTTACAAAAATGTTTAGCGGATTGATCAAGTTTTTAAGCGGTGTATTTACCGGAGATTGGAAGAAGGCTTGGTCAGGAGTGAAAGACATATTTAAGGGAGCATTTGAAGCGCTGACAAGCATTGCAAAACGTCCATTGAATTCTGTAATCGCACTGATCAATGCTGCCATCAGCGGATTGAATAAGGTGAGCGTAAAAATTCCTTCATGGGTACCTGGAAAATATTCTGGAAAAAGTTTTGGAATCAATCTTCCAAAAGTTCCAATGCTGGCAAAAGGTACAAACAACTGGCAGGGTGGAATTGTACAGGTACATGAACGAGGCGGAGAGATCATCGATCTACCAAAAGGATCTCGTGTGTATCCACACGATAAAAGTGTACAGATGGCCAAAAGTGAAGGAAAGAAGAGTATTGTATATAAAATCGAGAAACTGGCAGAAACCCTTGTTGTTAGGGAGGATGCTGATATCGATAAGATTGTAGAAAAATTGGTAAAAAGATTGGAAATGATTCCACAACCGGAATAGGAGAGAAAAGACATGGAAATGTGGATAAATAACGGAAATGACAAGATTAGATTTCCAATCTTGCCATCTTCGTTCAAGATTACGACATCAAATCAGAACACGTCCGAAAACGTACATAGAAAAGGAGAAGTGAATTTACTAGGAGAAAGAAATTTAAAAACTATTGAAATAAGTAGCTTTTTCCCGGCACACGAGTATCCGTTTGCACAATACCAGGGATACAGCACGAATCCCTACAGTTATGTGCAAAAAATTGAAAAATGGAAAGATAATAAAATTACCCCGGTGTTTATTATAACCGGGGTATTTGATAAAACAGTTTCGATTGAATCTTTTGAATATGGAGAGGAAGATAGTACTGGGGATGTTGCTTTTACTCTGAATCTAAAAGAATATGTGACAGCATCTTATTCAACGCCAAAGAAAAAGACATCGAACGGCAAAAAGGTAACAAAAAAGAGCAACAGCAAAAAAAGAAGTACGAAGAGTACCAAAACGACAAAATACACAATAAAAAAAGGCGATACACTTTGGAAGATCGCCAAAAAGAAAACAGGGAAATCTTCGAATTGGAAGAAGATTTATAAGAAGAACAAAACAGTGATTGAAAAAGCAGCAAAGAAGCATGGGCGAAGAAGTAGCAGTAATGGGAGATATATTTACCCAGGAACGAAGCTGGTGATTGTAAAATGAGTTTAGATCTAAAAGTTACGCAAAATGGAAATAACATAACAAATATGATTGGAACAATGATATGGTCCGGGAGTGCATATTCAGCGGCACGTTACTTTGAATTTACGATACTGAATCCAGCAGGAGACAGTCATTTTAAAGTGCCAAACATTAAAGATGGAGATGTGATCTGCTTTTATAATGGTAGAACCAAATTGTTCCACGGCAAGATAACCAAGCGAGGACGAAAAGGCGAAGCAGGAACGATCACATACACCGCTTATGATTATATGCTGCATTTAATACGTTCCAAAGGAACCTACAAGTTTAAGAAAAAGAAGCCGGAACAGATCACACAGCTGATCTGTAAAGACTTGAAGATAAAGACGAAAAGCATTGCAAAAACGAACATGAAGATCAGTAAGTTGTTAGTTACTGATAAAGAATATTACAACATGATTTTGGCTGCATACACCAAAGCCTATAAAAAGACAGGGACAAGTTATCAGCCGATCATGGAAGGAGACAGGCTGTCAGTGATCAAAAAGGGTTCAATGCTTCCGGTTATATTGAATCAGCAGGAAGGAATCACAGAATCAACTTATGAGGAAACAACGGACAGCATGGTTAATAAGATTGTGATTTACAACCAGAAGAATAAGAAGATAGGTACTGTATCAAACAAAAACTGGGCAAAGACTTATGGTACATTCCAGGAATCAATTACAGTTGAAAAGGGAAATGGAAAAAAGCAAGCAAAAAATACGCTTGCTGGTCTTGAAAAGACTGCATCATTGACTGCGATCGGAGACATCCGATGCGTTTCCGGATATGGGATTAAAATAAATGATACAGATTCAGGGCTAACTGGAACGTTCTGGATCGAAAACGATACGCACACATTCGAAAACGGAGTGCATACCATGTCGCTTGAGCTTGCATTTAAAAATGTAATGGAAACGGAAGAAGGAGATGATGAATCGGGATCATCTCCCTCTTCCGGATCTACAAAAAGCTCAGGTATCTTGAATGGAAAGAAGGTAAAAGCATTATACACAGCATATTATCCGGCTAACAATAAAATGGAAGGCGGATACTACGACTGCAAAGGGAAAAAGCTTGATCCGAGCAAATATACATGCGCCGCACCAGCATCAATAGCGTATGGAAAACAGATACAGGTACTTGGAACAAAAACAAGCAGAGACAAAAAGGTTCACAAGGTTAACGATCGCGGTGGAGCAATCAAGATCGTGAATGGAGTGTATCACTTTGATTTGCTCATGAAAACAAGAGCGCAGTGCAACAAATTTGGAAGAAGAAGTGGATATGCAATCATAGGAAATGGAACTGGATTCAAACAAGTATCGGTTTCTGGCAGTTCTAAAGCTGATAAGGTTATAAAGAAAGCAAAAACGTACATTGGAAAAGTAAAATACGTTTTTGGAGCATCGTCACCACAATCTGGGAAATCAGATTGTAGCGGATTTACATCCTATGTATTTAAAAAAGCAGCAGGAAAGAGCATAGGAAGAACAGCGCTGGCACAATCACAAAAAGGGAAGAAAGTGTCGAAGGGATCACTAAAAAAAGGTGATCTTGTAATCTTCCAGGGAACGTATAAAAGTGGAGCAAGCCATGTAGGAATTTACATCGGTTCTGGAAAGTTTATTCATTGTTCAAGTTCTGGAGGAGTAAAGATAAGTAGCTTAAATAATACATATTACGTGCAACACTGGATGCAAGGAAGGAGAGTCTTATGAATAATTATGAAAAGCTTTTGGAAATTATGCGAAAGCAAGGAAGAAGAGATAATCCAGAGCATCCGCAGTTGGCAAGAGTAGTAGATGGATATGTAGTGTGCGGAGGACAAAAACTGGATCAGGACGATTATTTGATAGCCGAAGGAATCGAATTGATAGAAAACGATATAGTGCTGGTATTACAAATAAGTGATAGCCAGTACATTGTGATGTGTAAGGTGGTGAGTGCTTAATGTTCCCATTCGAAGAAGAAACAGAGGAAGAAATTGTAGAAGAAGAGACAGAAGAATATTATCCGAGAGAATATGAGATAGATTTCAAAACAGGTAAATTGACAGGAAAGATCGTAGAAGGAGCAAAAGCACTTGCGATGTGGGCGTATCTTGCAATTCATACGGAAAGATACAATTTTTTTCAGTATTCCTGGGACTACGGATGCGAGATTAATGAACTGATCGGGCAGCAGTATTCGGACGAATACACGAAGGCAGAAGTGGAAAGAATGATCACGGAATGCCTAGAAGTAAATCCGTACATAACAGAAATTGAAGATCTGGAAGTAAGCAAAGAAAAAGATAAATTACATATCAAATTTACGATCATAACAGACTATGGAGAGGAGGAGATTGAAACAGATGTATGAGGAAATGACGTTTGAAAAAATTATGGATGAGATGATGGAAGACATGCCAAACGGAATGGATACATCCGAAGGATCTCTGATCTATAACGCGTGTGCGAAGCAAGCTGTACGCTTGGAGCAAGCATACATAGATCTTGGAGCAGTTGCAGACAATCAGTACCCTGATACCGCAGATCTGGATCATTTAGTTAAATTTGGCCAGGAACGAGGAATTTACATCGATGAAGCGACGCCAGCAGAATTTGAAGGGCAGTTTAATGTTGCTGTGCCGATCGGGACTGAATTTAGCGGAGATGATTACAATTACATTGTAACGGAGCTGATCAGTAATGAAGAGCATAAATACAGATTAGAATGTGAAGATGCCGGATCAGAACCGAATGGATGGACTGGAGATCTTATGTGCCTAGATGATGTAGATGGATTGAAAGATGCATTGTTGACAAAATTACTTGTCGAAGGAAAAGATGAAGAGGATGAAGAATCGTATCGAATGCGATTATTGGACTCTTTTGAAATCAAGCCATATGCAGGAAACCGCAAATATTATGAACAGGAAATTGGAGCAATTGATGGAGTTGGCGGCGTAAAAGCTTATCGAAGGATTGGCAGCACGATAGATGTTGTAATCATATCAGATGAGTATGGAGTGCCGTCACAGGAGCTTGTCTCAAGCGTGCAGGAAAAGGCTGATCCAATAAGTTCGCCAGGAGATGGGAACGGAATTGCACCGATCGGGCATGTGATAACGATAAAAGCGGTGGAATCTCAGACGATAAATGTCAGTGCTGCGATTACATGCAATGAAGGATATACGACTGAAGGACTTACTACGCAGATAAATAATGCAGTTGAAGCCTATTTACTCGAATTAAGAAAGAAATGGACAACGACAGATAGTATTATTGTAAGACACGCAGCTGTCGAAAATGCGATTTATAACATCGAAGGAGTGGTAGATGTATCTAATGTTGTATTAGAAAACGCAGATCAGAGTGGAAATATAACACTACAAAAAGATATTGTACCGATCAAAGGAGTGATAACATGCACTTAGAGTATCCAGAATGTATATTTGAAATTGATGAAATGAAAGCGATATTTGATGCTGAAGAAGTCGTTGGACAAAAATTTGAGGATAACATTGCAGGCTGCGATAGTAATACGACTATTGCAGAATCATCAGAAACAGGGATAAGACGACGAGAAAAGATTCTTGGCATAAATCCGCAGGATACGGATAGCCTAGAACTGAGGAGATTCCGCGTAATGATGAAATGGTATGATAGCTATCCATACACGCAAGAAAGCCTTATGAATAAAATGAATGATTTGTTAGGAAAAGGAAATTATACGATTGCCATTGTACCTGACGAAATGAAAATGATTTGCCTGTTAGGCCTTAAGAAAAAAGCTATGGAAGACGAATTTAAGAAGCTACTTGAAGAGATTGTGCCGTTAAATATCACGATGGACATTGGAATAAGGTACAACAAATGGAAAACAATGAACAAGTACACATGGAGCGAGATGCACAAGTATACATGGGAAGGATTACGAAGCGGCACTGAATTGGAGGAAATGCCATGAGCACAAAAACAAAAAATTTAAATCTGATAAAACCAGAAGAGAACGATCATGTAAACATTAAAGACATAAATGACAACATGGACAAAATTGACGAAAAAGTAGTCACATTAGAAACTTTACAGAAAGAATTGGAAAAGCAGAAGATCAAAGATACAGGCTGGATCACTGTCGATACTTTTTTTAATGGTTGTACTCATTATGGAGCAAGTTCCAAAGTTAGGGTACGTCAGTATGGGAATGTTGTAAGCATCATTGGAACAATTGGAAATTCAAAGGTATTAAGTACAAAAAGTACCGGTAATGGACTTCCTGTTGTTGAAATGTTTAAATTACCAGATGAGATAGAAGTTCCTATGGAAGATATACGTTTTGTACAACAAGGAAGTGGGCTTAACAGGTTTTCACTAGTCATTAACTATAATACTAGAAAAGTTAGCATAGAACGTTATGGTACAACATCTGTAATTGACGTTCCAGTCAATCAATGGCTGAATGTAACATGTTCTTATATGGTAGGGGATTAAGGACAAAGCCTATGGCGCTATTGATATTTACCGACGAAGCGTAAGGAGGGATATATATGGTTATAGCAAATGTATTAAATATTTACACAACAGTAGCTGGTCTGTGGCAGTACGACTATGGACAAATTCTTAGACTGCAAGGAATTAAATTGCCGACAGCTGTAGAGATTCATTTTTCGCTGCAAGAAAAAGGTGGAGAATCTGTTACAAGAATTGGAACAACAAAAGATGGAGTGACAGATGTTGTTATTCCAGATAGCATGCTAGAAAACGATGCTACAACAATGGATTATAAGATTTATGCTTTTGTCTATCTTGCAGATTCAGAATCCGGACAGACAGAATACAAGGTATCAATGTCGGTAAAATCTCGACCAAAACCGGAAGGCTTTGAAAAGCCAGAGGATGCAGAGCTATTTAGAGAGGCAATCGCAGAGGTAAATAAGTCAGCAGAGTCAGCAAATGAATCAGCAACAAAAGCCGAAACAGCAAAGGGTGAAAGCATAGCTGCAGCTAAAGAAGCAAAGCAGTCTGCACAAGAGGCTAGTACGTCTGCACAAGCAAGTAAGAACAGTGCGAATGAAAGCAATAAATTGGCAGATATAGCTAGCAGTGCAGCGAAGGCGTCTATAAATGCAAAGGAAACGGCTGTAAGTGCAGCTAACAGTGCAGATAGTAATGCTTTAGCAGCAAGCAGATCAGCACAGGAAGCAAAGCAATCCGCAGAACAAGCGGATACAGCAGCGAAGAGTGCAGCACAGAGCAAGCAAGCTATACAGGAGTTAAAGACAGCAATTGATAGTACTGCGGAGCAGATTGCTACAGATCGTACAGCTGTGGAAACCGACAAGAAAGAAGTACAGAAAGCAAAAAGTGATGTAGAAGAGCTTAAGTCAGCAGTAGAGCAGAAAAGTTCAGAAGCCCTTGTAGATCTTGAGAATGCCGAGATCACTGCAAAGAAAAATATTAATGATTTGAAAGATGTTGTTATCAAAAAAGGCAACGAAGCAATTAGCGGAATTGAAACGGCAAGGGACAATGCAATCAATGACGTAAATAATGCAAAAGATACAGCGGTAAATACGATCGCACAGGAAGAAGAATCCGCTGTAAATGCTGTCGACGATGCAAAAGATAATGCAGTTGCAGAGATAAACAAAAACGAAAATGTACAGCAGATTAAACAGAACAAAGATGATATTGAAGAAGCCAAAACAGATATTGAAGAATTAAAAGATAAGAAGATTACTAAGTTTTACGCGAACAGTATAGGAGAATCTTATCTGCAAGATTCTGACGATGGTAAAATACAGGACATGATTCTATATGGAAAGAGTGAACAGAAACAGTACACTGGTAAGAACTTATTAAAATATCCATATGATAATACAACAAAAACAGAAAATGGTATTATATTTACGGATAATGGAGATGGAAGTGTAACAATAAAAGGTACTGCAACGACGAACTCATATTTTAGTTTCCATGATAATGCTGATGGCCGCAGACTTAATTTACCTACTGGTACTTATAAATTAATCATAAAAGGAATTGATAAAGTGAAAGGATTACTTATAAGTAATAGCTGTTCGGCTGAAAATGACAGAATATTTACAGTTACGGATGGAAATAACGAAGTTTGGTGCTTTATTGAAGTTCCTAAAGATATTGCTATAAACGAAACTATATATCCTATGATTCAATCTACGACCTATCAAAATGAAGATTATGAACCATATGTAGGCGGTATTCCATCACCAAATCCGGATTATCCACAAGAGATTAGAAGCGTTGTAAATCCTGTTGTGAAAATCTATGGAAAGAATTTGTTAGATGCAAAAATGATTAATAGAACGATAAATGGTATAGAATTTGTTCCAAGAGCTGATGGAACATTGGCTATAAATGGGACAGCAACAGCAAATGTAACATATACGATCGTAAATAATTTTGCACTAAAAGCGGGGACATACTCTATAAAAGGTTGTAAAGCTTATTACATCGCAAAAAATGGTAAACGTGGTTGGTTTGGAATAGATAATAATACATTTACAGTGACAACATTTGATAGTGATGTGAAGTTAAATGTATTAGTGTTTATTCCAATGGGTACTACTATGTCAGCAATTCTGAAACCAATGTTAGCAAAAGGTAATATTGAAAGAGAATATGAACAATATAAAGAGCAAATTGTAAATCTGCCGTATACACTAAATGCTATTCCGGTTAAAAATGGTGGAAATATCACAATCGATGGTCAGCAATACATAGCAGATTATGTAGATGTTGAACGCGGAGTGAAAGTTCAGATGATTAAAAAATGGACCTGTTCAACATTATATAATAATAATAATAATGTTACACATTGGTATTTGTCGAGTACTATTACAGATTCGGCGCTTAATAACTCAGGAGTGAAAGCAAAAGATGGTATATTGTGCAATGGTCTTCCTGTTGTATCACAGAGTCAAGAAACAGATTTTGATTACCCTATTGTCGCACCATATGGACATAGCGATAAAGTTGAATTTAGATTCATGGTATTAAAAAGTCTATATAATACATGGGAAGATTTTGCGGATGCTATTAAAGGATGCGAATTTTATTATCCACTTGCAGCACCAATCGAAACAAAGCTTACACAAGAAGAAATCAAAGCATTTAAGGAACTTGCAACATATTATCCAGTAACAAATGTATCTATTACATCTGATCAGCTAGATGGCTACACAACATTTAATTATCCAGTTTCGATGAAAAACGGATGGGATTATGTAAAACAGCAATTAGGAGACACGAGAGACTATATCTATGATGTTGATAAGAAGACACAGGACATAGACACACAAAGTGCAGAAGCTTATGTTAATTCAGAGTATGCAGTAGCATTAACAGAATTGGAGGTAATGTAAAATGTTATACAAAACACTATTAAAATTAAAAGAAAGAAATGGACTTACAGATGATCTTAAAAATAAGATTGATGTATTTTTTGCAGTTGGAAGAATTACGGAAGATCAGTATAATGAGCTGATGGACATTAAGGGAGACCCTACGCAATTAACCGACTAAAGTAAAATCGCGTAGAGATAAATAAATTATAAAGATTCAGAGGAAAGGGGAGATTTACTTCCCCTGAACATTATATACAACATCACTAAAAAGAAAAGGTGAACTAAAAAATGGAAGATTTTATAAAAATTCGTGCAAGACCATCATAGGTCTTATTTTTATGCAACAATTTGTAAATGATATTAGAAAGGAAGAATATGGCAGATGACGAATACTTAAGAAGGCATGAGCATGAAGAGTTTGCCAAAGGCGTAGATCGTGAGCAAGTAAGACAAAACAAAAGGATTGCCGATCTGGAGGTTGCAACAAAGCAGATCAACGATCTTACATTGTCAGTTCAAAAACTTGCGATCAACATGGAACATATGCTTGTTAACCAAACAGAACAGAATAAACGACTTGAAGAGTTAGAAAACCGAGACGGAGAGAAGTGGAGAAGCATATCTACGTATGTCCTGACTGCGTTAATTGGAGTAGTGCTCGGATTTGCATTCAAACAAGTTGGAATCTAAGAAGGAGAGATAAAATGAAAGAATTATTTGAACAGAATAAGGTATTATTCCTGGCAGTGATCACAGTATTGATCATTGCTTTTTTGATTAAGAAATTGATCGACTATATCACAAAAAAAGGTCTGGAAGGGATCAGACTGGATGTATACAAGCTGTTTGTAGAAGCAGAGAAAACATTCCTGGCATCAGGACAGGGACAGCAGAAATTTGACTATGTAATTAGATTGGCCAGATCAATGCTACCTAAACCAGTCCAGGTGTTTGTAAGCGATAAAATGTTAAAAGAGATCGTACAGCTGTGGTTTGATGGAGTCAAGGACCTTTTAGATGATGGAAAATTAAATAATTCAGTATATGATTTAGAAGATGTTGAGGAAGTCAGCAAAGAAGATAAGATGAATCACACAACAGAGTTAGATGACGGAACATGGACAAATTATGCAGAGACTCCGTTACCTGAAACTGACTTAGAGAATCCAGAGGAACAGGAACAGACAGAAGATAACCAGCTATCAAACGATCAGGAGGTGTAAACATATGAGAATCGCATTGACAGTAGGACACAGCTTACTTAAGAATGGATCATACACATCTGCAAGTGGCGAAGATTGTGGTGGAGTTAACGAGTATAAGTACAACAAAAAGCTGATGAAAAAGGTAAAAAAATATCTGGAGAGTGACGGACACAGTGTTGATCTGTATATCTGTCCAGAGAAGGTGTTTACCGCTGCATCACAGGAAAAATCATGGAAATTGGCACGTTTAAATGCAAAGAACTATGATCTTGTCGTAGAAGGTCATTTGAATTGCTATAACGGAAAAGCACACGGAACAGAAGTATTATATGTTTCCCAAAATGGTAAGAAGTACGCAAAGAGAGTGCAGAAGAAACTCGTATCCGCTGGATTTACAGATCGTGATGTGCAGAAGAGAACGAACCTGTACATGCTGAATAGCACAAAGGCAACAACGATCATGACAGAGAGCTTTTTCTGTGACTCCAAGTCCGATTATAAGATCGGTAAAAACGTTAATAAGATTGCTAAGCTGATTGCAGAGGGAATCTGTAATAAAAAGCTGGGAACAGCTACAAAGGCTAAGGAAGCTGTAAAAACAGCCGTGAAGAAAGTTACCAAAGCAACTGTGTATGCTAAGGTAACTACAAAATCTGATCCACTTATGATCAGAAACAGTGCTAACAGATCATCTAAGGTTATCGGTAAGATTCCGAAAGGATCAAAAGCAGAAGTAATTAAAAAAGGCAGCACGTGGACGAAAGTTAAGTACAAGAGCGTAACAGGGTATTCAGCTACAAAATACCTTAAATTTTAATCTAACCAGGGAGAGATCACTGGTCTTTTTTTATATCAATAATAATAAAAAAAGATGGCAATTATTTTCCATCTTTTTTATTATTATCGTCGGACTGCATGAAGCTTATTTTGAAATCCGAGGAAGCAAAGGACATACTTCTTACGTAGCAGGAGTAGACGAAGAAGCAGGAGACATTGATAGCATGTACAATCTTGTACTGCAAAGGCATTAATAAAAAGAAGATAAAAAAGGATCAGAGAAAGCCACTCTGATCCTTTTTGTTTGTTTGGAAAACTTTATATGCAATTGCAATAAGGTCATCCATTCGGGACAAGAAACCTTCTTTCCATCACAATACTGCGTAAGGATCGGCTGTCTTACATTCGGTCTGGACAGATAATCTGCAAAAATCTCATCAACGATCGTATTAATAGAATCATAAGTTGTCTTTCCAGGAATAAACTTGTGGTCATAAGCTGTAGAAGATGTAATCGTAAAGTTATGCCCCTTATTTCTATACCATTCAGTATATACCCTATTCAAAGTAAATGACATGATCGCAAGAATATTTGCTTCAAGAGTTGCACGAGGCCAGGTAGAATAAATTTCGCAGGCAGCAACATTTTTGATGTAATCTTTATAACGCACATAATAATTCTGTGCAGTCTTATCACCAACAGAACCATCATGAACAATAATGTATTCTGGAATTACAACTCGGCTTAAGACGATCTCACCAGTTTCATTAACAGGCTTAATTTCAGATTCCGCAATTTTCGGTGGATAATTGCCCCACAGAGTGTGAGGACCGATCACAATAGGATTTTCTTCTGTAGAAATACTGGTTTCTTCAGGAATCAAGGAAACAGATTGAAGACCTTGGACACCAGAGAGAATCTGTGCACCAGAGATCGTGACGGATTCATAATCCTTGGAACGGATTCTTAAATTATATTCAGAATAAGGCTGGTTTTCTCCTGGTGACATACTGTATTCGACGGGTGGTGCCGGAAGATCAATAACAGGAGTCTGGCCATTTTCATCTGTATTTACTGTTTCAAGAACAGAGTCAGGATCGCCAGTGTAAGAAATTTCAATCGAAGCATCAGGAATGGGAACTGATCCGATGCTTGAAGTTACCTGTATTTTTAAACGGCCTTGATCGACAAGATTTTTATTTTGTATTTCTGGCAT